CAAGACTCAACCACACTTCGTATGCGCTTGCACCGTCTTTACCAGCCGCACCGTCAACGCCATTAAGGCCATCTGCACCGTCTTTACCAGCCGCACCGTCAACGCCATTAAGGCCATCTGCACCGTCTTTACCAGCCGCACCGTCAGCACCATTAAGGCCATCTGCACCGTCTTTACCAGCCGCACCGTCAGCACCATTAATGCCATCTGCACCGTCTTTACCAGCCGCGCCGTCAGCACCATTGATGCCGTCTGCTCCGCTAATTTCATCGATCATCTGCTCAAACGTTTTGCCAGCATTGCCATCAAGCGTGAGCCATTGCTCATACACAGATTGGCCAACGCCCGTTGGTGCTGCTTTTAAAATGGGGTAAGTTAAGACTTGATTAGTCATGAGTAATATCCTTTTTCACGTTAATAATTGATTGCTCAACGGTTTTTACCAGCCCGTCGGCGCGGGTCACTTCAATGTCGTACTCGTAGCCATCTTTGACCGCCCAGCCTTGAGTGTTGGCCGCGCTGGCGCTGATGGTCAGCAACGCATCGCCCACAATCAGTACGTCAAACGTGCCAACCAGCGCATCGCCGTCTCGAATATGACTGCGTGCGGTACATCCAGCCAACGTGGCCAAGCCGTGCGCAAACAAATCAATCTCAAGCGTCTTTGCGAACGTATCGCCGCGCTTGACGTTAAAAACCGTTGGATTGGGTGCGTTGTCGGTAGGTTTTTTAAGCATAAATCCTCCTGTTTTTTGGTTAAAAATCTGTCGTGGCCGTTATTTAGATGCGGCTAAAATAAACAATTCATCCAGCTGCGCATCGCTTAAATCCAACAACTGCTGCATCAACTGAACCGTTTCATCCTCGCGCCGCACCAGCTGGCTAAACTCCCAATAAATTTTGGCAGTGCGTGGGAGTGCATCGGTTTGCATCGCCGCATTCACGTCGTCCAAATAGTCAAACTCAAGCAGGGCAAGGCGGGCTTGGCACATGTTGACCACTGTCGGCGCTGGCGGCTTAAGCTCGGCTTGTGCTGCCAAATAAGCCACCACTTCCTTGCTTGTCTCAGCTAAAAACACGGGGCGGCGATCGACCGGCAACTGCGCAATCGCTTCTAATATGGCCTCGTCCACAAGCACTTCATGAACCGCGCCGTCTACATTGATAAATTTTTTCATGATGTCCTTAGTTGATGTATTGAACGTTAAACGCGTATTGGCAATTGCATGACATTCCGACTGCAAAACCGACCGTTATTACATCCCCTTTGAATACCTTAACGCGGCTGGCGGTCAATGTTGCAGACTGATAAGGCGTCACGCACGGCACAGGGTATTGGGTTTGGTTTCCCTCAATTTGAGCTAAATTTTTGTAAATTGAGCTGTAGCAAAAAGTTAAATTTGAGGCATTGATAAAAGAAACGTCTGCTTGAATCGACACATCACCGTCGCGCGGCACAACAAAGCTTTTTAGCGCCACGGGTGACACCCATGCGCTGCCCGCCCCGAATTTTGTCAAACTTGCATCCCCGCTGATTTTTGCGCCCTGTTGGCGCGCAATGGTGGCCCAACCTACGCCCTCGAAGTACTGCCAAATCTCACCGGTGACATTGTTGCCGTATTTATCCCCTGCACCCAAAGCTGGCGGCGCAACGGGGTCGCTGCTGCCAGTGACGATGGCGCGGGACAAACCATTGAGCGATTTCAATAACTGCTGATAACTCGCTGGCACGTCCTTATCAAACTGCATTGGCTTGCCGCCGCCCGCTTTGACCACCTCCATGAGTGACCAAATAATGCTGTTTGCATCTTTGTCTGACCAGACCGTGGGCAGGGCTTTGGTGTCCTCATGGTAGGTATTGCCCGTAGGTGCGTGCTGCTCTGCGTCTAGGCTGTCCGTGTAATTCATATCAACTCCTTAAAAAATGGTTCTGATGTCGTATCGTGCTGGCACGATGCGTTTGAGGTAACAAATTAAGTCTTGCGAGTCTTGCGTGCATTCAACCAATCGCCTGCCCACGCGATGTTCGCCCACACGAAATGGCTCGCACACGCGAATCACTTGCACATTGAGGATGCCGTCAAGCGCGCCCAAGCGTTGTCCCACTCGATTGCGCCCTACGCGAAAAGGCGTGTTGTACCAAACCTCGACGTTGTAACCCATAGCAAAGCACAGGGCTTTGATGTAGTCGGGCGCGGCGGGGCTTGAGTCTGGGTAGGGCAAATTGCTCACACCGCGCAGCCGCCCGAGCATTTGCGTGCGCAGCATGATTTCATCTGCGTTTGGAAAGCATTTGTCGGGCAAGCCCGTCGCCTTTGCCCACTCTTCCACGCGGGTGCAGGTTTGGTGCGGCCACCATTGTTCAATCGCGCGGTATGTATCGTTTTCAAATGTGTTGAAGTCGCTGGCCAAGGTGTCCAGCCACGCGCCTTGCACCGTGCCTTTGCGCTTTGGCCACGCGTGGCCGCTGGGCATGAGGCGGGTGAGCGACTGGCGGTAACGCTTGGTGTGGTTGGGCTTGTGCAGGCGTGTCATACAAAAGTCACCTCGCCCAGCGTGAGCAACTCGTATTTCCCTGCAATAAAATACGCGCCCAGCGCCAGCTCAGGCGAGACAAAGCGGTGCGTGTACTCGCCTGTGGCAATGCTGACCGCTTCTGATAAATGTGTGTGTGGCAGGCTGACATTGGGCTGCGCCTCTCTAAAAAACAAGTCTTTGAGCTCAAGCATCACCGCATCACGAATACCCGCGCCGTCGGGCGTGAGGTCAATAACGAGTTTGATGGGTTTGAGTTTGGGCGCAAATACAAATAGCTCGTCTGGCGGCCCGCGCTTTGGGTCGCGAATGTAGTCGTAAACCGCTTGAATTTGTGCCTCGCTGGGCAAGCCGTCTGGATTGCCGTCCGCCATAATCATAACGCCCGCTGAAGTGCCACTGCCAGAAGGGTTGCGCACGCCCCAAGCCCGCGTAATGCCCGCCACGCTTAACGCCCAGCGCTCATAGTCGCTCGGCGCGCCACCCATCGGCTCGTTGGACAGGCGCTGCACCAGTCGATACACCGCTTGCGGGTCGGTCTCTGTCTCTGAGCCGCCGTTGATACCCGCGTCGCTGGCGGTAAATACGCTGTTTAAATCGGCAACGGTGGCGATTAAGGTGAGTTCGGTTTGTGCGCTCACATTGCCCGCCGTGCCTGAGTTGAGTGCCACGACGGGTGCGCTGATGTGTCCCGCCGCGTCCACAATTGCGTCAATGGTGACGCGGTACACCACGCCTGCGCTGGTTTGCAGCAGGCTGTCCGCGCTGAGCAGCACACCCGCTGCGCCCGTGCCTGTGACCGTGCCGCTGGCGGCCACGGCGGTCTTGCGCTGCAGTCCGTAGGTTTCTAACCAGCCGTCCAAAAACGTGCCGCGCGCCCAAATTGGCACGGCTTGACGTGCAATATAATCGCGCAGCCAGCGGTACAAGCCATGCACGCCCATGGCGGTGACCACAGATTGCACATTGACATTGGAACGGCTTAACACCATATCGCTCGCTTGATTGACACCAATCGCACCGCTGGCCAACGCCGCTTCTGCCAATGCTTGCTGCAGGGTGCGGGCGTGGTTGTCGGCCAAATCTTGAATCGACGGAATGGGGATATTGGGGTTTAATTGGCTCATGGTAGGCTCGGTGTGCGTTGTAAGGTTGTACCCCACAGCGCGTTGTAAATCGGTTGGTTTGTGTTACCTTTAAACATCTGCACTTGCAGCCCCAGCGTGGTTTGTGACGCGCCGCGCCATGTTGCTGTCACTTCAATAGACTCAACCACACGCTCGTCAATCAGCCACGCAAGGCTTTCATACGCGGCAAAGCGGGCATATTCAAGCGCGTCGTCATCGGCCTTTGAGATATAAATCACCCACAGCCGCGAGCCAAAATCGCTCACAGGTCTAAACCCTGCGCGTGGCACAAACGATTCGCCCACCCAGCCACGGCGCTGGGTTTGGTTGAGCGGCAACACGTCGCT